TTCTCCTTAATGGTCAATAGGAATAACACGTTCCTGAGTTTTAAAGTAAGGGTTGCGAGCGTTGTGGCTATCAGTCATCCACATTCGCTGACACTTTGACGAGACTGGCTTAGGGGCACACATATCTGTTAGAACAATGTGACCGTCAAACTTGCCTTTGTTTACATATTTGGTAGGAGCATCAAAGTCAGTCCCACCTGTGAGAACACGTTCCCACTTTTTCTTTTGTCCTTTCTTCCATTCAAATACCTTGTCTTCTGCCACAATGGTATCGAAAGGAATGACTGTAAAGGTGCAGATGTCCGCTAGGTTGTTTAGTTCCGCAAAGAAAGCACTCAACATTGAGTCAGACACTGAACCTGATTGGTCGATAGAGACGGCAATACGAGGCGTTCTAGTGACTTTCTTGCCTGGATGGATGTAGGGGTAGCGCTTGTTGATACGACGCACTGTAGAGCGCTTCTCGGCGCGGACACAGGTCTTTACAAAGTAACGCAGGACACTACGCCAGTTAATCTTGGCTGTTACTCGGTCCATAATCTCTTTACGGACTGAGGATGTAACTGAGCCCCAAGAGTTAGAGCGTGAAGCGTCTTTCGCTGCTTCTTTTAGGGTTTCGCGCAAACGCTCTTTGGCGATTGCTTGTGCTGTTTCGTCCATAGCGACCCAGCCTTCGTGGTCATCAAACTGACCTTGGTCACCCATTAGATCTTTTACAAAATCCTCAAGAGACTTTTCACCTTCTCCATCAGAGTTTTGCTTCTCTTGCTCTGCTTGGTTAAGCAGTTCTTTGTAATACCATTCAGCGCTTTGCTCTGATGGCATGTGTTCAAACTTGCCCACGCCTGGAAAGACGCACTGTTCTGGTAGCCTGTCGGCACCAATCAAACAGTTGATAGACAAGTCAGTTGCGATGTTCCAAATCATCAACTTGGCTCGCTGCTCTGATGGAATGTCCTTCATAGAAGCATTGGTAGACATAATGCTTTCAAGCTCGTCAGGCAAACGACCTGTAACGTGCTCAAAGATTAGGTGATAGAACTCATGAACCAATACTCCACTACGCTGCTTATCATTGAGCGTCTCAAAGAACTGTGGATTGTAGTAAAGCTCGAAGTATCCTGTGTCTGGATTGATACGAACACCAGCCGTAGGTACACCTTTGCTTTCAATCTTCTCGATAGTACGAGATAGAGAAGCAAAAAAAGGCTCTTGGATTAAGAGCCTGTGAACGTGATCATTTAGATTAAACTTTTTCTCTTCCATGAGAATACCTCAACTTGTTACATAGTAACTATAAGCGCAGGTTTGTCCTTTTCAAGTTATTTTTTGCCTTTTGCGAAATCGTATGCCTGATTCCAAACTACATCCCATTCAAGCATCTCATCAGGGAAAGAAGCCTCTGATGAACTTACAATAACATAATCGTTGGCTGACTTCTCATACTCCGCTTTGGCATAGTAGTCAGAGTCTTTATAGCCTGCATCCACAATAGAACGAGGAAGCCTACCCCATTGTTGTTCGCCTGCGTTGTCGCCATTGACAAAGACATATTTCACTGGCGTCATCTGTCTGAAATAAGCGTTAGTGGTCAAGACTTTATCAATAATGTGTCTATAGCTTATCTCTGTGACTAGCGCCAGGTCGTATGAGACTGTGTAGTCAAGGTCCGTTTGATTCCACTTTCGGCGTTTCATTCTTACAAGTGTCCCAACTCCAAAGTTGTGTTCAAACATTTTGTCTTTTACAAATCTTTTTGCCTCAAGCCAAGAATCAGCGAGGTCTTGGACGTGTGCCTTCATCTCTGGGCATTTTCTGATTGTGTGACCTGTCTGTTTACAAAAGCTGCACTTTCTAGGTTTGTTGGACTTCTTTTCAAAAAGTGCTGCTCGTTTTTGAACCAAAGGGTCATCGCTGGATTTCCAGTCTTCTATCTGCTGTTTTAAGTGGTGACAAGTGCGGCGATTGTGACCAACCTGACCGCAGAAACTACATCTTACTGAACCGTGATAAGGCATTTGTCGCTCCTTGTCTTAAGGGTTAAAAGCCAGAGGGGGGTTGGAGTTTTCGCAGAGCCAACCTTGCTAGTCTGCTTTGAATTTCTTACGCGCTCACGGCAGACACTGAGCGCCCTCATAGTTATAAAGTCAACCCCTCTGGCACTCCTAGTGACTATTGATTATCGCCGGTTAGAAGTGTGACCAAGCGTGTGGCTACTTTGTCGCCGTTAGACGCAACAGACTTGTGAAGTTTAATCACGTTGTCTTGCTCGCCCTTACCTACAGCAGTCCAGATCTTCATAGCAGGCTCGGAGCCAAGCGTTACGAAGTAATCAGCAAGATTCTGAACCTGTCCGTCTGAAAGAACGGTAGAGAAAGTGCCTGCTGCTTCCATCTTGTCGATGAGAGCACAGTGGTCGTTAATATTAAAATCTTTTGTGGCTTCAATGTTGCCATCGTCGAGGACCATTTCAATCGTGACATTCTTTTCGTAGTTAGATACGAAGTCATTGAAAGAAATAGCAGCTTCAAAGCCGACAAAGGCAGAAGCAAGGTGGAAAATATCGTTACCTTCCTCATCAAGCAAGCCTGATGCCTCCAAGCAATCATTGAAACGCTTCCAAGAGCGACGGGATGGGTAAACCTTGTTAGGTTCAAACTCACCTGAATGCTCCAAGTGAGAGCGATTCTGGTTTACAAAGTCCCAAACCATAGAGTGAACGTTGTCCTGAGCCCAAGTAAGCCAGTCTTCAGCGGTAGGTTCCACATCGAAGACAGTCCAGCGGTCAAGTTCCGCAGGGTCCATCTCTCCAACTTGATATTGAGAGCCATGCTCACCGCCATTAACAGCAGCAAAGATGATAGTATCAGGGTGAAGGACGTTGCCTGAGATCTTACGAGAGTCCGTAAGCTCAAAGATACCTTGGCGAACCTCAGAGATGGCTCGGTCTACCTCATCGAGGAAGAGCAGGACAGGCTCGTTACAAGCTCTGTGGAGCCAGTCAGGAGCACACCAAGTAGTTACTTGACCGTCAACAGAAGGAAGACCTAGCAGGTCACCCTCAGTCATTTGAGAAGCTCGGCGTTCCACAACGGGAAGACCTTTGGCTTCTGCGAACTGATAAACAATCTCGCTCTTCCCAATGCCGTGCCGACCTCGAAGAAGCACTGGCTTCTTGATGTCTACGACATGAGGAACGATGTTTAGGAATGTTTTGAAATCTACAGACATTTTGTTTCCTTCCGTTGTAGGTTAGTAAAGTGTCTTATACAGTAACTATAAGCGCAGAAACCCTATTTTCAACTTATTTTTTCATTATATCTGAGAAAGTTTGGAAATAGCTGATTTCATAGCACCTTTTAGCTGTTCCTCTGAACCGCTATTGTCTACAGAAATAAAGTTATCACCGAACATCTTGGCATATGCCGCCTTGTTGGCTTGTACTTTGTCATGTGTCTTTGCTACTACTTTGGTGGGCAAAGACCTGCCACCTGTGGATGAACGAGCAAGGTTTCTTTCTTCGGCTGCGGCAGGGTCTACATCAACAAAGACCATAGCAACCTTGTATCCTTTCTCTCTTAATCGTTCTACTCTGTTTTCCATTCGGCTGAATGTAGCACCAGTCCCATCCACAACGAAACTGTTACACTCTTCACTGTTGATTAATCTTTCAACTTCATCCTCGTGCTTTCTGTTAGCACTGCTGAATGCTTTCATAGCAGCAGAGAAGTCTGCTGTAATCTTGTCTACCTCGGCTTGTGCTTCGGGATTAGGCTCAACTTCAAGTTGTGTTCGGAGTTCTTTGCGCCTATCGGACATTCCCTGCATGTTTGCACTGATGCCTAGCGAAGCAAGCTCGCTTTCAAAGTCATCATCAGGGTTAAGAACTACAAAATTGTCTAGCCCTAGTCCGCTAATGACCGAGGACTTACCTGAACCTGGACCGCCTGCCATAAACACTACAAGACTATCCCCGCAGGATGTCTCTTCGGTTAGATACTTGCGCCAGTTTTCAAGTAATAGTTTCATCTATATAAGTAGTATCTAAAATATGTTTGGCACACCCGACAGGATTCGAACCTGTGACCTACGGATTAGAAGTCCGTTGCTCTATCCTACTGAGCTACGGGTGCTTGATTTAATAGTTCTTGCATCTTGTACAAGCCAATCTCTTTGTGCTTGCACTCAAGCATAACATCAACTGGTAAGCCATAAGTATTGACAGGCTCCCAGTAAGAATCTGAATGTGCTTGTGGCTTGATCTTGGGATCATTGTGCTCTGTTGCTCGGGACTGTGAGTAATGAGTAACCGGAGTTACATCACCCCAGGTCATAGAAGCCATTAGTAGCGCTTCCTCTTGGTCCAAGCCGCCCGTACAAAACTCGTGATGGTGGAAATCATGAACCACGGGAGTACCAATACGAGAATAAACTTCCTCACACAACTCCCTAGTAGAGTAAAGAGATGCTTTATCATCGTTCTCAACTGTGAGACGAGACTGAACAGAATCGCTAAGACGATGAAAGTTGCGACAGAAATTGCCGATCGCAAGCTCTTTATCATTGTAGTGTGCTCCTACGTGAATGTTGATTTTAGCATAAGGTGTGCGGGGCAAGCCCATAAGGTCAAAGACTTGACCGTGTATCTCAAGATCTTTGATAGTGTTGAGTACAACCTGCTCGGTGGGAGAGGTCAACTTGTTGAAAGGACCAGGGTGCGTAGTGATACGCTGACCGTATTGTGCAGCTTTGTCGCCGCATCGCTGAAGCACCTCGCAGATCTGGTCATAGTCTGGAAGGTTTTCAATGCCGTGCTCAGAAGCCCACGGAAATACGTCAGAGGACATACGGTAAAACTTGATACCGTTTGCTTCGTTCCAATCAATCACACGCTCAAGGTCTTGGACATTGAGAAGTGAAAGCTCAGAGGCATAAGCAATGCCCTTGGCGTCGTAAGTGCGGCGTATCATAGAACGATTGGTTGTAATACGTTCAGTGCCGCGTGGTTGATTACCCCACTTGGTAGGGTAAGATAACTGCATATTGATACAAGCGTAGCCTAAGTTCTTCATGGTTTGATTATAGGAACCTTATTGATGGATTCAAGTTATTTTTCCAATCATTAGAATTTCTTCTGCTTTTGTAGCTGTGAATATTTCATTGCCATTCTCATCAACATTAGCTTTTCTGCGACCTGCTGTATACGTCACATCAAACTTGACAATCTTATCACCATCTGCTCTTTCCTCAAAGAAACCATCATCCATCTCTCGGTTAGAGAGAAGGGTCAAGGCTCCTTTGTTTCTGCACTGATGAGCAAATTCTACAACGCTATCTTGAAACTGATCGTCTGATTGAGTCCCATAGTCTGCAAAAGACCCACGATAAGGAGGGTCCATGAATACATAAAACCCTTCTTTAATATGTCTTATCGTGTCTTTAAAGTCCCCTGTAAGAAGGGTTGCATTTTGCAAGGCTTTGTGCCACTCTAAGACATTCTCTTTGTCGTAGACTTTGGCAGTTTGATTCATAAGACCACAAGGAGTGTTGAACCTCCCTAGCGCCTTGTCTTCGTTAGCGCGACCTTTCAATTGCCAAATGCCATTAAACCCCGTCTTCATTAAGAAGTACAGGGTCGCAGCCTCTTCGGTAGAGTTGAACTTATCGAAGTGATACTGATAGTCTATTCTTGTCTTGAAGTAGAAGCTCCGTCTGGTTGGATTAAGTGCATGTATTTTGTGCCAATCATTCTCAACACCATTCTTGTGTTGCTTCTCGAACTCTTTGGTTTCTTTCTTTATCTTTGCGAGAGCTTCTTTCTCTTCTTGTGTCGCGCCTTTCTTTAAGGGCTTGGGAGGCGGATCTAAAGGAAGGTACTCGCCTGATAGTGCGTCAAGGACAGAGCAGAACTTGTCATTGTCATTCTTAATTGCTCTGTATATGTTTATAATAGGCTCATTGACATCGTTTAAAATAAACTTGGCGTTTGGGTTTGTTTTATAAGCCCAGATGAACATTGCCCCTCCACCAAGAAAAGGCTCGCAGTATCCTTTAAAAGACTTGGGCAGGTAAGGCTCATACTTTTCAAGCATTTTAGTTTTGCCTCCTGCCCACATGAATATAGGTTTCAAATTACTTATCTCCTTCCCTTTATTATAAGCACAATAGCGAATGGATTCAAGCTAAGGTGTCTTATTTTACTGCTCTTAATGCATTTCTTACCATTTCTTCCTGAAACTCTTTCTTTGTCCAAGCGATTTGTTTATCCTTGGGCAGCGAATGAATAGGGTCGAAATAAAGAAACTTTTGCCCTGGCTTGACGCTCGGGGCTGTGTAAACAGAGATGCCTGTCTCTCGGTTGTAGTGCTCAAAGGAGTGAGCGCAACGTTTACCTCCTCCACCTGGAGCATCTACAACAAAGGTAGGAGTGTTAAAGCCAGCAGTCACACCACGGACGTGCTTCTCGACATCGATGGCTGTTTGAACTGATGTTCTCATGTCCTCGGTTCCTGCTGTAAGGTCGTGAACGTAGACATAGTAAGGTTCAACATTCATGTAGCCTAGTTGTCTTGTCAGCGCAATCATATCCTCGGGAGTATCGTTTACTCCTCTCTGAAAGACTGCTTGGTTTCTTACCTTCACGCCTTTTAAAAATAAAAGCTTCATTGCATCTTGTGTGATCTTGGTTATTTCATTGGCGTGATTAAAGTGTGTATGAATGCAGACTTCTTTGTAATGATTGTGAGCCCTGTTAGTAACAGAGGCGACTGCATCTAACCAAGGTTCATCAGTTAGTAACTTCATAGGTAAAACTGAGAGACCCTTGGTTGCAAAGCGGAAACGTCTTATGTGAGGAATGGAGATTAGCTCTTCTCCTATCTCTATAATCTGCTTTGCTTTCAGGCGGTAAGCATCGCCACCTGAGATAACAACATCTTCTACTTCTTCGTGTTCTCGTAAGTATTTGAAGATGTCTGCCCATCGGTCGCGGGATGCTTTAATGGAAACTTTTTCTGCTGTGGCTGTGCTTGAACCCACTGCGTAAGCACGAGTGCAGAAACGACAATAAACAGGACAAATATCAAGAGCCAGGAATAAAGCCTTGTCTTGGTAGCGGTGAGTAAGTCCCTTAACTGGTGAATCTTCTTGTTCATTTAGACTATCAAACCTCAACATTGGATGGTCCGGTAAAAGTTGTGAGGCGAGGGGTAAAAATTGTCGCCGTATCGGGCAAGTATCGGGCGTTTCCCAGGACATTAGCGATAATAGATAGGGAGACACCCTTATTGCCATCGGAGCTTTTAGAAAGCCATTCTTGGCGTCTTCTAGGAAGTCTTGACTTACAAGGTCTTGTATTGTTTTTAAAAGTTTCTTGTGATTGGTTATGGCATTCTTTTCTTGCCACTTGTGATCAATGAAAGTTTTGTAGTCTACATCCTTCCAAGCAGGGATCTGACGCCACCACTCATCGTCTCTGAAATGTCTCCAGGGGAAGTCCATATTATAAGTAGATACTAAAATAAGAACAGAAGCGGAGGGATTCGAACCCTCGGTAGATTCTCACCTACACACGATTTCCAATCGTGCTCCTTAAGCCACTCGGTCACGCTTCTATGTTTGGTTTAAATAATGTCGCATATCTTCAAGAGTTGATAACTCTTTATGCAAATCTATTTTTTGTAAAATGTCAACTCTGTACAAATCGAGTTCCCATTTTTTATCGACGAGCTTCTTTCTATCTTCTATCGCTCGCTGATAAACTTCATCGTTAAACCAGCGGACGGTGCAGTAGCACCAGCCATCTGAAGATTTTTCAATAGCTTTAACAACACCATAGCGTCGAATGCCGTGATAAAAATTGTAGACTACATCACCCGTCTTCATTTTTAAACTCTCCTCTTACATCTAAGACCCAATGCTTTTGCCGAGCCATAAAATCAAAACTCCAAATGTTAAGGTTTAGATGTTCTGCTTCTGCTTTCCTGCCATTTTTTATAAGGTAGTTCATTAGAGCTTCCTTTACCTCTTGTTTGGTCAGGTGGATTGTAAGTCCGTTTACGATTCGCATAGCTTAACCTTAAAAGTTTTCTTCTAGAGTTGCCAAGCCTTCTTCAGCTTCGGCAAGTTCTTTTGTCCAGTTCTTTACTTCATCTAGGAGGTTGGTGTGCTCACCGATGCCTACTGAATAGTTAAAGAGAATGTCAAGATGTGCTTTTGCTTCTTCGATCTTTGCTTGAAAATGAGCCTTGGCGGCTTTACAAAGATTATTCTGATGAGTTACTGTTCTTTTAGCCATTGTTTTCTCCAAATGAAAGTGCTGCGGGAGCAGGACTCGAACCTGCATAAGACAAGTTAACAGCTTGCGGCATTACCAATTATGCTATCCCGCATTGTATGTTTCTTCAATTGCTATCTTTAAATAGCTCTCTGCTTTCTGTAAAACCTTTTCATCTTTAGTATCTCCAAGATACCACATCATTCCAATGCCAAGCTCCTTACATAGCTGGACTTCTGGAGTGTTAGTCATATCTCTACTGCCACCGTTTCCAAAGAAATCTGGCTTGAGTTCTGCTAAGGTTTTACATACAGTATCATCAGCATCGTCGGCTGGCACTACTTTTACAACGCCAGGGATTTTGCTAAGAACTGATGCTCTGTTTTCGTATTTAGCAAATACTTTATTGTTCCACCTGTGACGAGAACACCAATCATCGCTGTTAAGAATAATAACCACATCTCCTATCTGAGATGCGTCTAGAATCATTGCGATGTGGTCTTTCCTTGGAGGGTCAAAGCCTCCTGAAAGTGCGATTACTTGTCTTTCTTGTTTCATAATGTTCCTCGTTGGTGGTGGGCTCCCTGGGACTCGAACCCAGAACCTCCCGGTTATGAGCCGGAAGCACTAACCATTGTGCTAGAAGCCCTATCGTTCTTTTACATTCCTATCTTGGTCAATGTAGTATTCTTTTTTATTGTTGGGGTCTTTGATTACCGCAGGGTAATACTTCTGACCTCTAACTGTATCCAAGCAATCGTCCAAGCTGGCGCAAGTAATCTGGATAAGTTCTTTTTTGTTCCTGTCTGGATAGACGTGGAATGTAGGTGATACTTTGGTGTAAGTTAGTTCTACCATTTTGCTCTCCTTAGCTATAGCATCGGTGGATACAAACAACATTGTTTACATTATCAGAGAAGCCTACTTTTTCAAGATCTTCGCGGGCTTCTCCCAGGTAAGTTACTTTGACATCTTCAGGA